CCGCCGCCTGCCGCGAGTGCATTCGCGCCCGCCTGGAATTGCGGCGAAGGCAGATTCGTCAGGAAATCGCGCGCCCGCTGCTGGTCCGATAGCTTGGACTGCGCCTCTTGGAGCTGCGCAGCGCGCAATTGCCGCTCCATGTCGCGGTCTTTTGCTCCACCGAGCAGATTGATCGCGTTCTGAAAGCCAGCCGGTGCGTTACCAGCCATAAGACCGGCCCCTAGGAGACCGATCGCCTGCGCGGAGTCCGGCGCCGCGAACATCTGGTCAAGTAATCCCATTGCTTACCCCCACCACCCAGCTAACTTTCCGAGCGCGGCACCCGAGAGAGCGCCCCCTAAGATTCCTTGCGTCCCCCCACCCTGAGAGCCCGATGCCGTCGTCGTGCCGAAGCCAGACCACGGCGACAGCGTGTTCGTGTACTGCTGGTACGGCATCCATTGGCCCTGCTGCCCGAGGTTGTAGAGGTTTGCCCCGAGCTGCGCGCCGGACTGATCGAGCCCGCGCTGAGCGTTGTAGAAGTTTTGATCCATGCCGTACTGCGTCAGCGCGCGGTTCTGGTCGGCGTTGTAGTTCGACCCGTACAGGTTCGCTAGAGCCGAATCCAGCCCCGTTGCCGCCTGCCCTGCCGCCACGCCCTGCGCGACGCCTTGCCGCGTGCCTCCGAGCCCCCCTACTGCCACCGCGCCCGAGCGGATGTTGTTCATGGCCTGATCGAGGAATTGCTGTTGCTGCGCACGGATCGCGTCGGCTTGCCTGCCTTCGTAGGGGTTGCTCGAAGTGCCGTAACCGCCGCCCGTGCTCGTCATGCCAGTGGTCCCACCCGGATGGCTCGCGAGGTATTCGGGCGAGTTCCTGATGTCGTTGGCGATATCGGCAATCGACGTGGCTCCCGACGCGAGATTCTTCGAGTAAAAGTCCAGGCCCGCCGCGTCAGGAGTGCGGCCAAGCAGGTTCTGATATAGCGCCGAGATGTTCGTTGACGGGGTGGCTGTGGCTTGAGCCATGCCAGAACCTGCACCGCCGCCATTCGCCCTTGCCCAGAATGCGTCCTCTTGGGCGATCTGGGGATTGGACGGGCCGTTGAACATAGACGAGCCCGCACCATTGGTGCCGCCGCCACCGAGGCCCGCTCCCGGCGATGCGCTCAGCCAGCCATTCGCCACGCCCTGCGCCACGCTCGGATCCATCGCCGTGTGCGTCAGCGGCTGCACACCTGCGGATTGCATCGAAGGGCTTGCGCCTAAGTACGCATTGAAGTTCTGCGTCGCCTGCGAGCCGATGTTGTTCAGCGTGTTGTAGAACGAGTTCGGGTCGTAGGGGCTGCCAGTTGCGAGGCCCGGAATCGTGTCGTGCCACTGGCCGAAGGTCATGCCTGCCGGAATGGTCGAAGCCATGTCTCTTACCTCCCGAAGCGCGGCATGGCCGCGAATTGCGCGTAGCCGTTGCCGGCGATGGGTTGACTCAGAAGGCCGAGGCCCGTTTGCGACATCTGCTGCCAGCCTTGCGGGTTGGCGATCTGCTGCTGAAAGAGGTTTTGCGCAGATGGCAGCAAGCCGCCCTGCCCGTAGACATAGGGCTTGAGGGCCTCGGGGATGTCGCGCGTGGTGCTCTGCGAGGTTTGTTGCGGCTGCGAGCCGGCGGCTGCACCGAGGATGGTTGCAGCGGGGCCAAGGATGCTTCCGGCGCCACTCAAGAGCCCGCCCGCACCTGCTGCCGCGCCGGCCGTCCCCGCGACCGTTCCCGCCGCCGCCCCGGCTCCTGCAGCGCCGCTAAGCAAGCTCCCACCGCCTGCCGCCGCCTCGCTGCCATACGGCACGGCCAGGCCGCCGTTGGCAGCGAGCCCCGCCGAGCCCGCATCCAGTGCATTGATCGAGTTGCCCTGCACTGCGAGGGATGGATCGATCGCGCCCTCCGCGCCGCCGAAGCCGAGGAAACCGCCATTGACCAAGCTGCCCGCGCCATACAGCGCGGCAAGCAGCGCGACGCCATCGGCGTTGTCGCTGATCGTGCTCTTGAGCAGATCGCCCACCGAGCCGCCGTTTTCCACCGTGCGCTGCCCTGCGTAGTCCCCGCCCGTGCCATACAGGTCGTACGTCGATCCGGGATTCAGGCCGCTGAAATTGCCCGTGAAGCCCAGAAGCTGAGAGGGGTTGCCCGCATCCTCGCCTGCATGAACGACCGCCGTGGGCGCGAAGCCGCTTTCGTTCAGGCCGTAGTTATTGGCCAGGTACTGCTGCATCAGCTGCGCGTACAGCTCGGGAGTGAGTTGAGGTGGCATGTTTTCCTTTCAGCCGACGAAACTCCAGCCGGAGTTGTCTGCCTTGCGTCGATAGATGCCCTCGCCGGAGCCAGGGTTGAAATCGGAGCCGTCCGCATAGATCACCATCCCCGCGAAGTACTTGGCGGGTTCGGCGTGCAGCACCTTCAGGCTCAGGAAGTCGTTGGCAGATTCCGACGCCTTGCGCACGGCCGCGTGCAACTGCTGGCCGTAGTCCTTCAGCTCCTTCGGTGCGCTCTGGGGAATGGTTGGCGGTGCGAATCGCTGCATCACCACTCCCCATCCGGGTTGAACCAGAGATCCATCGTTCGCAGCGCGGGCGTGTCCGATGCCGTCGTGGTCATCTTCCAAGCCGGATAACGCCCAGACGGAGCGAATGCGCTTACGCGCTGCGTCGTGTTGTGCGTGTAGGTCTGCGCGCTGGCGTAGGTGACGGTGCCGTCCTGCGTCGGTGCCGAGCCGTGATAGATGGATGCCGTGAAGTTCGTGGACGCATCAAAGCGCGGCATGGACTGATGCAGCGTCTTGAAGTCCGTCGAATCGAGATCCATGCCCGTCCGCTCGAGCATGGAGGTGTACGTGCTGCCGAAATCCGTCGTGCCCGAATCCACCAGTCCCGTTTTCGGCGAGCTCGTCCCCACCAGCATCCGCGCGCCCGTGGCAATGGAAGTCGGGACGAAGCCCGAGCAGGCGCAGGTCACGTTGGCCAGATCGCGCTCGCCCCAGGTGTCGTCGTTCCAGTTCCAGACAAGCGCCTTTGTGCAGGTCGATTGCCCCGACTCCGGGAAGCACACCCAGACCTCGTTCGTGTACGGGTTGACCTCCACGAACGTGCGTTTTCGGTTCGTGGAATCCACGCGCGAGCGGAATGAGGCGAGCATCCGGCCTTCGACCAGGCTTTGAGATTCGGCGCCGGCGTGAATGCGGATGTCCAGCGAGCCGGAGACGAACACCTGCCCCTTGGGCGTGTTGGCGATGCAGTTCGCCGCCAGCAGGCCATCGTCCTTGCTGTAGACGCTGGCGTGGCGGAAGTCGAACACCGCGTTGCCGCCGATGTAGGAGATCGAAAAACGACAATCGCCCTTGTAAAGCTGGAAGGTGTCGCCCCACTCCATCCCGTCGATGGCTTCCCGCTCGGAGACGCAATCCTGCTGGCCGGAGTCGTTCGTGGCCGAGGCGGTGAAGTACAGCGGCACCGTGCCGGGGTCGGCCGCCGAGGACCACAGGATTGCGTGGCGGTATTTCGTGCCGCTGACGGTGGGAGCGACGAGGACTATGTAGTTCTTGAACGGGCGCGCCGCGTCTGCCTTGTTGCCGGAGTAGGCCGCCATCGGCACCAGCTTGGACGTGGCAGCCTGATCCCAATAGAAAAGTCCGTCTATCGGGTTGTTGTAAATCAGGACGCCATTAGAGTTGCCCAAGGTGATCTTGTCGTCGACTCCCCCGGTGAAGTTCAGCGTGACCGCTGAATTGACCACGTAGGAGATGGCGGCGACTTGCGCGCTTGTCGCCGTGAATGTCCGCGATTGGCTGGACGTATACGTGAACACCGTGGCCGAAGTGACCGTGATCGTGAAGGTGCCGTTCTGTCCGGTTTTCGGGCAACCCGACATCGTTACCGAGTTACCCGTCGACAGTCCGTGGTTCGTGCTGGTCGTGACCGTGCAAGTCGTCGTGCTCTGCGAGTAGGCCGAGACCGTTTTTGACGCTGACGGGTCCAGCCGCGTGATCTCTGTTTCGGTCGTACCGTCGTACGAATACGCTTTCGTGAGGCCCGCATAGACGAGATACCGGCTCGCGCCGCTCGAATACGCCGCCATGCCGTACGGCGTCTGAGAAGGCGTGTTCACCGTAGCAATGCCGCCCATGCGCTCGGCCTTGCCGTTGCGAAAGCGCATGTTCTGGCAGTCGGACCAATAGCCCGGCGCAAGCTCCCACGAGGGCTGGTCCTTGTTCAGGCCCTTGCCCCAGTCCTTGATCGTGACCTTGACGGGCTTTGTCATCGCGCGACGACCGATAGGGACGAACCGGCGTACTTGCGGTCCTGGTTGTTCTGCTCGATGCGTGCCAGCGCCTTTTCGTACAGCGCGAGCCACTTCTGCGCGGCCGGATCATCGTTGCGAAAAAGCGCCGACTGATGCAGCGAGCCGAACAGATACGCATCCGGAAAGCTCGCCAGGATCGCGTTGGAGGCGTTCGAGCCCGACAGCGCCGTGAACCTGGCCGAATACGTCATGACGACCGAGCCGCTTCCCATCGGCGTCGTCTTGATCGAGCCGCCCGTGATCGTGTAGAACTGCCCGTCGCCCGTGTCGTTGGCGCGCAGCTGGTCGTATTGGTCCGGCGTG